GTACATCTCTGAGTGCCTGACGATATGTCTTCCAAGCATCAGATAATGTAAGATCACTACCAGCTCTCCAGTCTGTTGCTGCTAGTCTGCCATTTCGATCTCGTCTTACAGACGCCCATTTTTGAGCAAGTATTTGGTCAGCTGTTGGCATCGCTGCTTCGTATGCTGCAATCTCTTCGTCTGACATTTTGATGGTTACACCATCTACCATTTTGTACATTTAGTTTATCCGTTAATTGTATTTGTATAATAAGATTGTTGTGCCTTGAGTAAAGTTTTGATAGCTTTGATAGGGTAAAAATTTAATGCTACTTAGCCACATAGGCTGTGGGTAATAGTGCCCCATATAAGCATCTTGGTAGTTATAAGGACCAGAGGATAAATTACTATTTCCACACCACATACATCTAGAAAAAGTTGCTCCGTGCGTGGAATCATTAAGTATTTCCATAACACATCCCATAGTCTTTTGCCAAGCCGGTGCATTCTCTGATGGCTTTAACAGTAAATCACCGCTAGGTCGACTGGCTTGATTACCATTACCACTACTTGGAGCATGTTGCTCCACCCCATAATAACTACCTTGTCCACTCCCAACACCCGGAATATTGTAGTAAGGACGTGCGTGAAAATACCATTGTGAAGGACTGTATCCTACAAGCCTTTTAGCAATTAATAAGTATCTTTTATCTTTTTCAAAACCAGTAACTTCTATTTCAGCAACATCTGTAGCTCCAACAGTCGATACTGAAACTAATGAAAATGCAGAAACAGTGTCTGGCATAGGAGTAAATCTAGCAGCTGGTAAAGTTCCTGACGTTACTGCTGAAGCATTTAAATTAGTACGATCAGGTTCAGATATAGTTGCATATTCTAACTGACCTGTTGCAGTATTGCCACTACCAGTAACACTTTTAACTTTTAAAAATTTACCTGTTTCAATATTATTATCAGGCAAAACCATAGTGTAAGATTGTTGAGCACTATGAGCTGGAGATTTAATTTTTACATTATGTGTGCCGGAATTAAGTTGTAATGTACCATCTGATCCCCCAGCACCTTTAACTTTTACAACTCCTGATCCTTTAGCAGCTAGTTTAACATTTGTACTACTGCTTTCGATTTCATTAACTTTTATTTTTGACATGATATTGTATTGTTAAGTTTCATCATATTTATACAAGCTGAATGTTGTACCAACAGCCCAGTAGTAGGTATTAGAACCTAATGTAGGATATTCAACTGAAAATTCTATTCCATGAAATCTTACAAATTTAGAGTGTGAGGAGGCGTATTTATTAAATGACCAGTAAGTTCTTAAATGGTTATAACTATTAACAGCTGACATCCCTCTTATCATTCCGAAAATTTTTGCTTCGTTTGTGTTAGTAGGTGCTGCATTATAAAACTCCATAACATAATTGAGGTGGTCGCCATAACCAGTACCCCATTGATAATAGTAAGGACCAGTATCTACTTGACCATAATTACCACCACCTAAATCATAATACAAGTGATTCCACTGAAATATATTTCCTAAGTAACCGGTACTTCCATCACCATTATAAGTATTATCTAAAAATCGCATTGAGGGTCCACCTTGTGTTGTATATGTTTGTGGACTATATGTTTCACAGTTTTCGACATACAGTTTATACATTGTGTTATCTTCAAAACCTGTAAAGACTACTTTTTGAGTTGTAGCTTGTGTTGTAACAGTTTGTCTTTGAACAAGTTTTAAGCCTCCGCCTGCTGTTCCGCTTACGTTATATCTAGCTTCTGGTACTGCACCACTTGTAAAACTAGAGCCAACTAAATTATTTTCATCTGCTGGTGTAAAAGTATGGTATCCTAATTGTGCTGTAGCTGTAGATCCGCTACCTGTTAAAGAATCAACTTTTACAAATTTATCAGCAGTTATATTCGTTGCCGGTAAAACCAGTGTATAGTCTTGACTTGCAGTATTAACTGGTCCTTTTACCTTTACTTTATGTACATCTAGTGAATCATTAAGCTGTATAGATGACTGCTGATCTTCGTTAGCCACTTCCAATGCACCATTTGTACCAGTTGGTGTTACTGCTAAGTCAGTGCTTGCTGATTCAATTTCATTAATTTTTATTTTTGACATAATTAACTTTCCCTATATTTGTAAAGGCAGAACTCTGAACCTGTTGAAATAGTTGCACTAGCTTGAGGTTGAATTTTTATTCCTCTTATATCAGCACTACTAGAGTTCATTGTTGAAAATGTTGTGTGGTTTCTACTTACGTTTCCCGGTGACATACCGTCCCATATCATCCAATTAGCATCAGCTTTGGTAGCAAAATCTGCTATAAATGCAAACGAGCTTGTATCGGTGTAAATAGCTCCGTAAATTTGGTTTGCGCTCACATAATGGTTAGTATAGTTTTCTTGACCGGTTCCATTGAAACCAAATTCTGAAACACAATGAAGACCAGACTGTTCACTTCCAGCATTATTTAAAAAGTATATATAATATTGTTGGTTCGCACTAAAATGTATGTTTTTTCCGATTAATCTATACACTCCATCGTTTGAAAAACCTGTAAGGCTGACACTAGAAACAGGAGTAGATCCAACAACAGTCTTTGAGACTAATTCTAAACCAGCATCGCTTGCGGGTATCGTCGGTATTCTAGCTGATGGTAAGGTTCCTGATGTAAGATTAGCAGCATCTAAAGTAGTTAAATCTTGTGCAGTCTGATCTGCAAACTCTAACTGACCAACAGCACTTGAACCAGAACCAGTAATACTTTTAACTTTTAATAATTTAGCTGAAGTAAGACTTGAATTGGTAGGTTCAGTTGTTGTAACAGAAGGGGCGTTATCAGGCAAGATCATTGTATAGTTCTGACCCACACTGTTAGCTGGTGCTTTTAATTTGACTCCGTGACTTTGTGCCGAACAATTTAGTTGTAAAGTCGCATCATCAGTATCACCTTTAATTTCACACGTAGCATCAGCACCTTTAGGAACAACTTTTACATTGGTATTAGTGCTAGTAGCTTCGATTTCATTGACGTTTAATTTTGACATAATAATATTGTTTAATAAAAGTCCACAACAGCTCCGTCTGTCACAGTTAGGACAGAACCGGGCGAAATGCTGATTGGACTTATTGCAAGATAGTTATTGTTGGGTGTTGTTGTGAAGCTGTTACTAACTTGATTATCTGCTTCTACAAATAACTGTTCACCGCTAGAACCTACTAACTCTCCAGAAAGAGTCTTAAAAAAAATTAATTTACTTAACATAGGTTTATGCGGATACGAACTGTATAAAACTTCCGTCTGTCACAGTTAATGTTGCGTTAATTGTTAACGGAAGAAGATTCAGATAATTCTTATTTGTTCCTGTTGTAAAGTTGTTACTCATTACATTATCTGACTCAAGGAATAATTCGTCTGTAGATCCACCAGTCAAACCTCCTGTTGATGGAAGGTTAGTTAAATTAGCGGCACTAATAGCTGGTAAAACAGCTGGAAATCTAGCATCAGGTATTGTTCCGGATGTTAAATTAGTTGCACTTAAATTTGTAAGGTCTACAGGTAAGTTAGTTAAGTTAGCTCCACTAACAGCCGGTAAAGTTGCTGGGAATCTTGCATCTGCAATAGTTCCTGTTAAATTTGCTGCTGGTAAATTAGTTAAGTTAGCTCCATCTCCTGTAAAAGATGTAGCTGTTACTCCTCCTGTTACTGTTGTACCAGTAGATGTAACTTCTAGCTTAGTATTACCTTGATCTTGTAATTTAAGACTTCCTGTACCAGACGAATTTATGATAGAATCGGACGTATCATGAAATATTTCTAAATCATTACCTGTACCATAACGAGATTTAACATTATCATTATGACTGTTAGTACTTGTAAATGTATTACCAGTTGTAACTGCAAAGTTACCTGTAGCTGTTACACCACCTTGCCATGCACCACCATTATAAACTTTAAGCTCATCTGAAGTAGTGTTGAAATATAAATCACCTTCTTGTAAACTTGAACCGTCAGCTCTCGTTGATGGATCACTAGAAGCAATCCGATATGTGTCAGCAAAAGCATTGACGTCAGTTAAATTAGTTGCAACTGTATTAACGTTTGCTATATTGTTTCCAACAGTATTTACGTTTGTTACGTTAGCAGCAATAGTGTTGATATTACTTGCGTTAGAAACCGCAGCGTTAATATTACTTGCGTTAGAAACCGCACTATTTATATTACTAGAGTTATTAGCTACAGCAGTAACATTAGAATTGTTGTTAGCAACAGTAGTGATGTCACTTATATTGTTATTGGCAGTAGTTACTGCGGTTATATTATTTCCAACATTTGCTATAGCCGTTGCATTGCTAGCAACTGTTGTAACCTCTGTTGCTTTTGGTACTAATCTATGAAATGTGTATGTATGTAATGTACTTGTAGATTCAACTAAGAATCCAAAGCCTTGAGCGATTGTACTAGGTACACCAGTAATCGTAATATTTGCATTATTAGCTAAGTTACCATTAGTTATAGTAACTGTTGTACCGCTTGGAACTAAAGCTGTGCTAGCTGCTTTGATACTTAAAACAGCTGCTTGTCCTGTAGTTCCGCCGGGGTTTGTATCTGGAAAACTTTGCTCATCGTTGACGATATCAAAACCACCAACTTCATCAACTAAGTCAATGATACGTGCATCAATAGCAGATGTAGTAGCAACATAAGTATCACTAGCAGACCAAGTCTGTCCACTAGATATAGTCTCGCTACTATCTTGTCTAAAATATAATGGGTCAAGAGCACCAGCGTCTAGCTCAGTTTCAGTATAGTATCTGTTATCTAACTGTCCAGCATCTAGCTCGGTCTCTGTATAATATCTGTTATCTAACTGACCAGCATCGAGTTCAGTTTCGGTGTAATATCTATTATCTAACTGACCAGCGTCTAACTCAGTCTCTGTGTAATATCTGCCATCTAAGTCAACAGAACCAGCTGATGTAACGTGACCCTGAGCTGAGATAGTTATATCTTGAATGACGTTACCATTGCTGTTATTGATGGTTGTGTCTGCACCAGCAACGTCATGATTAATGGTTACTTGACCACCACTTGCAGTTTTTGATAAATCAGTACCAGCTAAAATGTCAGATTCGATAGCAGTATCAATGCTAGAATCTAATGTAGTTTTATTAACTGCATCACCGCCATTAACTGGATTACCGAGATTAGTAACTTTATTGTTACCAAGATCTAGATTACCAGTAAAAGTACCTCCAGTAGTCGGAACATACCTTTGGTTTACCTCTTGTGTAACATATAAGTTTTGTGTAAAGTTATCGTTTAGATCTTCTGATTTGATTGCCGAGCCAGCATAAAATGTTGCTGTTAAGTTATCAACTGTAGTTTCTCTGAGTATTCTAATGTTAACTCCATTAGCTGGAGCTGTCGCTACTGGTGGTGTAGCCCCGTTATTCAATTGTATGGTCGTAGCATTAACAAACGTAAAGTTACTTGTCGCGACCCCATCAAGACTTACTGTGATGTCTGATGTCTTAAGATATGGAAATGTGAAAGAGTAATCGGTCCGTGAACCATTACTTGTATAGTTGTTTTCTGTAACAGCACTCATAAGTTAATTACCGTGTTGTATAAGTTGTTTAATTTGGGCGTCTTTTTTCTGAAGTTCAGATGCACCTTGTACATCACCTTCCTTCATTCTATTTTTAGCTAATTGTGCATTAACAATAGCTTGTTGTATGAGTGGTTGATCTTTTAGATATTGTAGTTCAGCTACTTTGATAGCATTATTTATTAATAAATCTAATTCTCTATGAACAGGACTTAATCTAGCTTTTAACTTGATTACATCATTACCGGGGTGATATTCATTTCTTAGATTCATTAAATCATTAATTATTTCTTGATTATCTTTTCTGCTTGCTATTCTCATAATCTCTTTTTCGAGATTCATGCCACCTGTAATTCTATATATTTTTTCTTGATCTTCAGCTGACCATTCATAAGATCCTGTACTATCATATTTAAAAGCACCAAGACCTCCGTATTTTATATCATGCAAAAACTGCATATATGGTTTTACTTCATCATGAAACTTAACAGGACTAGCAGCGTTAAATGCACCTAATGCGGGATTCTGTGCATCTTTAATTTCTAATCCATCAATAGGATTAATTGCTATCGGTACTGTACCTTTAAGACCGGGTAGTCTATTTTTAAAGAACTCACCTATATCAGTTTCAATGTTACGTTGTGCTTGATGTATTGCGTTTGATACAACATTTAATCCACCACTTAAAGGAACCATTGAACTAGCAGCACCAGCTATAAACTGTGAGAAAGCACGTTCGTTACCATTTAGTATATCAAATACTTTTTCTAGACCATATAATGGTGTATCGTTTAAGAATGTAGCACCTATAGTCCAAGATAATTTTGACTGCCAACTTTCAATAAGATGTTCGTCAGCATCTTTCATATACATAGCTAAGTCAGCAAGAGGAGCTAGTACATGTTCTATACCTATCCATCCTTTATAACTTACCCACTTGTTCAGACCGGGAACGTAGATAGTTTTAGGCTCTAAACCTTGATTCATCTGATCTCGTCTTGTCTTCGCATTGTAATGTAAATTACCACGTATGTTACCAGCTACAGCATATCCATATAATGTACCTACTAAAGTATTAGCTAGAGCTTGTCTACCTATATACTCAGCACGTAAATCTTCAAAGATAACACGAGCGTTAGGAGTTTTAGACATATCAATGCCATGCTCTAAAAGAGCTTCAGCTATGTCAGATTCTGAAACTGCATATATAGTCTTAGAAAACTTATTCATATTTGGTATAGCTGACACAGGAGTATAAGATAATCCTATTTTCATGTAGTTAGAAGCTGTCCGTGGAAAAGCCATAACTTCTTTTAGTATAGGAAATGCAGTAGTTGCTTTAGTTAGATAGTTAGATAAAGCATCATCTGTATTAAGTGCTATATCACTTGTCAAAGCTTTAACTACATCATTCTTGATTAAACCATTCTCGTCAAAATACTTAGAGTAGTTTTCAAGTTCTGCCTCTTTAAGCATTTTTATGTTTGGAAAACCTTGATCAGCTAAAACATCTGTATAAGCGTTTAAGCGTGATATATGTGTAGCAGTATGTGATGCTGTAAATACATCTGGAAATACCATACCAGTCATGCCATAACGCATAGCTTTCATACCAGCTAACTGCTTTAAGTTAGATGCTACTTTTAACTGATATGCTCTACCCCAGTTACCTTGTGATTCATATAAGGGAATCATGTCCTCCATAATATTCCATGCTTTGTCAGTTTTAAAGACGTAATCTTTACGAGCTGCTGTTAGCATAGCTTGAGGATCAGCATTCATTTTTTTCATCATACGATAAGCGTCTGTAATAGCTCGCTTGTTAGTTTCGTATAATCCAGTGTTGTAATAAAATGCACGTTTTAAACCAGTAAATCCAGCTTGTGGATTAACGGGTATTGTTAAAGCATGTCCGTATGCTACTGTCAATGATTTTGTAAGTAACTGTAAGCTGTTACCTAATCCAGCATTAAATGCAGATATACCTGATAACATATTGTTATAGCGTACAGCCCATACAGCTTTAGCAAACAAGTTCATATTATCAGGATCAGGGCTTCTTAATAAACCTAGAGGTGTAATCTGATCTGCTGCCCATTTCATTAACTTAACCTGACTATCTACATCACCATTTGTATGTGAAAAAGCGTCAAGTAGAGGTTTTAGTACTGTTGGATTTTCTTTTTTTAATCTTTTTAGCTCTTTAGTAAATGCTCTGTTCTTAGCATGTATACTATTTTCTACTTCTGTAAATTCTTCTGTTAATGTTTCAACAGCTTCTCTTACACTAGCTGGAGGTGTCTGATCAAACCAGTTTTTATTACGTAACTGCCAACCTGATATGTATTTGTTTAATGCATACTCATCTAGTAGAAACTCTAACTTACCTATGATGAGATCCATAGCACGATTACGGTCAATTTCTGGAGCTAATTCATCTAACGCACCAGCTAACGTATCTACTTCTCTACCTAAAGTATCCATAACTCTACCAGATGATTCAGCAATAGGTCTACCTAAAAATCTATCAAATAAGTATTTAACTGCAAATGCTGTAGCACGTATTGTATCTTCTGGTGCATACTCTACTCTGTATAGACCACCAAGTAAGTTCTTAACGTCTTTAGTTGTAGCAAATAAATCACGTAAGTCATCTACTGTAGGTACTGATATAATATCATTGAATATACCCCAAGCAGCTGCGTTCATTTCTTTTGTACCAAACCTGATACCATCTACTACAGCATTAAATCTACCAGCATCCCTAGCTTCTTCTGCTACACCCATAACAGCTCCACGTGATGTTGGACCTACCATAAGACCTTTACGTCTCATTGAGTCTGTAATAATAGGTGCAGGGTCGCCTGTTGAAAAGTCACTACCATTCTTAATAGCTGTAGTATCAGCCATGTTACGTGCTACATTACCGGGAGGTACGCTTTGTTTAGCTTTAGCAGCATCGTCAAGAATATTAGAGTTTAAGTCTGGATCTAATCCATCTACATTAAGATCTAGTTCGAGCTGATCGGATTCTGGATTAAGTTTGTTGTCAATAGCAGCTTCTGTTTCTATTTCTTGAACAGCCTCTTCTCTACGTGCAACATCATCCATATTCTTGTTTCGACCTATAATATCTTCAAGTTCTATCTTTTCATTTATAAGTAAATCTTGTGTAGCTCTACTCATATTCTCATTACCAAGAGATAGCAATTCATCTATTTCTTGCAAACGTATTAGTAAATCAGTATCATCACCAAACTGTATATTTGTTTGTTTATATGCAGCCGCAGCGTCATCTAAAGGCTCCATCCAGTCCATGACTTTCTTACCTTTCGATAAATCAGCATAGCCACCAATCACACTTCCGACGGCAGCAAATGGTGCAGCTTCTAATGTATTCTTTAGTTTACGCATTTGTGGACTATCACTGTCGTTAGTTCTAAAAAAATCTACTAACGGTAATCTTCCACCGGGGCCGAATGTTTTAGGAAACATCTGGCTCAGGTCATCAGTCATAGTCTGCTCTTCAGATATGTCATTTAGATAGGTAATACCCATATCTAATGTACCGTGAGCAGCACCTGTAGCTAATAGTTTTTGAAACCATGGCTTACTAAGTAACGCACCACCAGCAAACTTTGCATTCAACGCACCTTGTGTCATATTACCACCCACTATGCCGGGTATGACTAAAGAGGATAATCTTCTGATAGCTTGATTTGTAGGACTATCTAATTTTGTTTTCTTATCCCACCAGTCGTCCACTTTATCCATACCGGGTATCAGGGTACCAGCTGCATCCATTACAAAGTCAGCTGCACCTAAACCATAGGCTGATAAACCTTGAAATGTACTATCTAATCTTTTAAGTGGATTGTTAGCATCTAAATTAACTTGACGTTGGTTCTGTCTTACTTCATCAGTAGACATGCCAAAGTACTTTTGGTTAAATGCTTCCTGTGCTGTATCTTTTTCTTCTCCTCTTGGTAAGTTCCAGTATGCATTATACTCATCCTTCATGGTATCATGGTTCTGTTTGACATTTAAATCTACAGAGCTATTACCAAATGTAGAACCAAAAGGAGCAGCAAATACAGGTTTACCATCTTTAGTTTCTAACTGTTCCTCATCAGGATAAGGGTCTGTATTTATAAACCCCGTGCTAGCTATTTGTTCTTCTTCATTCATGGTCTTACAAGTCTGTTAAATAGGTTGGGGTTTATTACAAGTTGATATAATGGCACATTTTGTGATATAGCTTGAGATTTTAAACTCTGCATACATACAGCAAAAGCTTGTCTATCTAAGTTTTTACCGTAGATCTCACTAGCGTTCGGACCTAGAGCTGATTCACACCACTCAGCAGCACCCCATTGTAGTGCTTTGTCCTGAGATTTTTCATTGTCTGGGCTAGAAGCTTTACCTAAAATATTACTAGCTAGTGTACTATAACTGTCTTTTATTTCATTTTTAAATTTATTAGGAGGTATATTACCTAATAAATCTTTTTCAAGATGATTTAAAAAACTATCATTTTGTGGTATGTTATTTAAAAAGTTATATAAATCTGTACCACTTATCTTTTGGTCTTCTATCTGCTCACTGATTAAAGTTTTTAAAGCTTCTTTTTTAGTATCACCTGTTAAATCAGCACCACCTTCACCAGTTAAAGCATCGTTGATTTCGATGGATGTTGTACCGTTATATGTTACACCAGCATCTCTAACAAAAAGTATCTTTCCTGACTTTGTTCGCTTTTGTCTAAACTCACCACTACCACGATAGCTGTCATCATCAAACTTTATAGCTTCGCCAGTTTTATTACTTATACCAAGCATCTCATTAAGTGCTGCTCTAGCATAACTTTTCTTTTCTTCAACTGTTGTGCCAGTATTCTGTGGGCTGTTATATAAGGAAATAAATGCACCAGCCATTTGTCTAGCTTTGTGTTGTCCAGAAGGATCTAAAACTGAGTCAAGTGAGTCAGCTTCCATAACTTTATTAACAGTAGATTTCATCTGATCTGCTATCACGTTATCAAGTTTGTTTGGTTCAACACCCATACTTGAAGATAATTCTCTTAGACCTTCTGTTATAAAACCTATGTTTTGTTTTTCATCAGAATAAGATGAAGCCCATATCATGTATGCTTCTAAGTCTCTACCTTGTCTTAGAGCTTGAACTAAGTTTGAGTTAAGTGTATTAGTGTCTACATCACCAGCAGCGAAACCTATCATACCAGCCATATACTGTCTAGCATATTTATTACCGTTAGCAGCTTTCCAGTCAGACCAAAAAGCATCTCTGAGCTGTCCGTTAGCATCTACGTAGTAAAAGCTACCATCTTCATTTTTAGTGTTAATTCTATCTTTATAGACAATAGCTTCAGCTTGTAGTCTACGATCATTTACATGTTCGATATTTGAAGTGTTAGCTGTATCAGCGTTTTCCCATGCCTCACGAAGTCTTATTAAATGATTAGGATTTTTACCTGAGATTCTATTATGTTTAGCATCTTTTTTACCTTTAGCACCTACAATTTCGTATCCGTATGGATTGTTTTCGTCAATGCCTAGTAAAACTTTTTGAGCTTGTAGAAAACCAGCTTCTCCTCTATTTAAAAATCTAGCATCTGCAACTTGGTCTTCTGCCCAAAGAATAAACTCTTCAGCTCTATTAACACTTAGCTTTCGACTGTATATACCATCTGCATTTTTAACAGGTAGTGCGTTTACATTGTTTTGTATAATCTTCCATTGAGCGTTGGCGTTTTTATAGTTACCATCTTTTACGTATCCTTCTATCTGATCCAGACCTTTGTTAATAATGTCTGTACCATTCATCCACTTCTGCTCAAGTGATAGTTGAGATTCTTTACTTAAACCTTTATTAGTAAACTTTTGCATTATCTCTAACCCTTGTTTAGAGTTAGGACTAATACCAGTTCGTTTTAGTAGATCTTGAGCTTGTAGTTGATAAAACTCAGTAGCAGTATATTTATTAATATTGTTTTCATAATTAGCCAGCCTATCTTCCATGATGCTGTCAAAATTATCATCTATATACTTTGCTACTAACTTTTTAACAACTGGGTTATTAGTTTTAATTGCTTCATTTAAGTAATCAAACTCTTGTTCTTGGTCAAAATCTCCTTCGATTATTCCGTCAACTTTTTTAGACTGCTCATTAGCTGCGTCATCTAAAGCGTTAGACTTTTGCTCTACTCTATCATAGGTATACAAGATCTTGTCTAGCGTACCATCACCTAAGATTTCATTGAAGTAAGCTCTACCACGCTTGGTTTGAATTAGATCAATTGTATTTCCTGTTAAGTCTTGAAAGGTTGAAGCTAGAGTAGGGCTAAGTTTGCCCCACACACTAGCTAATCTTCTATACTCTGCTTCTTCACGTTTTAAGTTTTGAATCTCAGTATTAGCATTAACTTTAAATGCGTTCTGACGAGCCTTATAAGGTGCATCAACTTCTAAACTGTATAGCTCTTTAGCATTGTCTTGCTGTAGCTTGTTTTTTCTTTCAAAACCTTTTATCTGCATGCTGTCAATTTCTCTTTGTTGACGAGCTTGCTCTTTTAGAGCTTCAGTAGTAATTTTCCCTTGCTGTTGTATAGCACTTATGCTAGCATTGGATATCTGTCTACCACCGAAGCGACCACCCTTGCCGTAGCGTTGTGGTTTGTCTGGTCTTTTTGACATGTTATTTAAGTATTAAGTCCTTTGATTATTTGAGACGCTTGTCCAGCCAGACTTGTAATACTAGAACCCCATACTTGTGCTGCTGCCGAGCTAGGAGATATTTGTGCTCCTTTAACTGGCTGTGGACCAAAGTCATACTCTTCATATACCCGTGGATATAAATAGGTAGCTCTTGGTGTAGCTAACGGCTCAAGTGGCATAGGTAACTCACCCGGATCTAACATTTTAGATGCGAAAGCGTTTAGGTCAGCTAGTTTCCGATCTGCTCTAATATTTTTAATTGCATTTTGTGATGCAGCTGTTGCATTATCTAAAGATAGATTTAGTAGTGTTAAAGCTGTAGCTGTTTTTAATGTTTCTACACTTCTAGCTTTTTGTACTGATCTACCTGTTTGTCCTCTTGCACGTATCTCACCTTCGGCAAGTAAACCTTCAATGTAGGCTGAATTTCGTTCGTATCTTTTTTCAGCTTGTATCTCGTTTAACTGTTGAAGCTCTTCTTGTCTAGCATTCTTTTCTTGCAAAACATTGAGACCTAACTGATCTTGATAGATAGCGTTAGATCTAGCAAACATACGTTCATTCGTATCTTGCTGAGAGTTACGTATCTGTAACTGAGCATTATATTGTCTTGCGTTTGATGCATCTTTGAAATCAGCTAGCTGTCCTTCTTGTCTAGCTCTTTCTTCTATTTCTTTTACTTTGTATTCACGATCAGCAAGCATTTTCTGCTTGTCCATTTCCCATCGCTGTACATTGTATTCATACTGTTTTTCAGCTGCTTCATTCTGAGCTTTCTGTGCTGCTTTAGCAGCTTTAGCTGATTGGTTAGCTCCATACCAACCTAGTGCTCCTCCAATTATTTTATCTAATACCATTATGTCCTCCTGTAGAATCTAGGTGAGTACATTCCTTCCCACATCATAGAGTTTACAGAAACGGGAAATGGCGAATCATTAAATAATCTTA